ATCGAACAACCGTTTCGGAACACCAGCGTCTTTGTTCGACTTCAACCGAAACGCGCGTTCATCTTCCAGCGAAAACCCTGTTCGACATCAACTGAAATCTCTGTTCGGCTTCGCCGAAATACGCAATAATCGTCACGAACCGCACCGAGCCCGACGGGGCGAAAGCAGGGTTCCCTTACCCTGTTGGTGCGGTTCACTACTAAGGGTGCGTGAGGGCGCATATGGATAACATCGACGACAAAGTCTCATCTATGGATCAAGAAAATGCCGACCTGAAGCGTGAGCTGCAGGAGTTGAGAGAGCAGGGGATGGTGCAGATCAAGGCGTTTGCGAATGAGCAGCCCAAGGAATTCATCAAGATGATGTGCGAGGCAGCTCTCGGGATCGAAGATGGGTACGAAAATCCCTTCAAAAGAAGCAGCGAGCATTTCAACGGAGGGGCTGGGCGCTACCTGGCGTACGTAAGCGGCTTGGCGAAAATTGTCTTGGATAAAGTCATGAAAGTTGAGCCGGTCGTTAGCAAAGACGGGTACACAACTTTCTTGAGCGTCATAGCTGACTACTTTCATTTCTCGCCCTATCTGAGGGCGGATGAAGTCGTCAAGAGCTACGACTTAATGGCGATTCAGCACGATTTTTTTGCGGAATATGCTGATCCTCTGGCCTCTGCCATTGACACTGCCTGTCACTTCGTTTTCGAGGGTTTGCCTTTGTACCGCAAGCTGGATGAAGAGCAAGTTTTTCAGCGGCTTGCATTCGATGATCCGCTTTTCATGTACGTTTATAAAAAAGGCGAGTACTTCGAATCAGGGCCGACGACAAACGTCCCAGACTGGGTAGGCGGTCTGTACTTCAAGGATAGCGACTGGGAGGTTCATCAGGCTTTTTTCTCGGGAAGCGGAGAGCTTCTGAAAAGTGAACTGGATCTACGCAGGAACGCGCTGCGTAGTCAATTAGGGTTGCCGAACGACGTCGACACATCCTCGCAAAGGTCGATCGGCACGATGGATCTCACAAGCGAGGTCGATCGTCTCAAAGCGGAGTTGGACACAGCGAACGCCAAAATTACATCACTGCAGTCTGAAGTCCTCAAAGGGTATGCCCGAACGAGCGCGCTAAAGGTGATTGGTGGACTGGCGATGGTCGGTGCGGAACTGGATATTCACAGCGGCAAGATCGAAGGTATTACGGATGTCGTGCGCGATCTCGCGCTCAAAGGCGTCGACGTCACTGATGACACGCTGCGCAAATACCTCAAAGATGCTTCCAACATCATCGGCAAGCCGCGTGCCAAGTAATATCACACCGAAAATGGTTTAACGAACCCGATTTCGGGTATCTCAATCCGAAATCGGGCAGGTAATTTCAAATTCGGCTTCGTGTCGAACAGTCCCCAATATCATCCCGCCATCGCACAACGTTTCCCAAAAGGGCGAACAGCATGGCTACCAAGCAACCGGACGATACGCCTGCAGGCATTTCAGGCTCAACAGGCTCAGCAGCGTCAGCAACAGGCCGCGATGGCCGCCGCCGGCAACGCGCTGCCGCAACTGTTCGGAGGCCAGCAGCAGCCTCAAGGGCTGCCGATGCAGGTACCGCAGCCACCACAACCCGGTCAATCGTCGGCACCTCCGCAGCAGCAAGGCCAACCGCAGGGACAGCCCGGTGGTGGAGTGCCGTTGCCACAAGGTCCGGTTCCCGGTCAGGTACAACGGCCGCCGCTGCCCCCGGGTGGCGTGCAGGGCGCAATGCCGCAGAGAGGGGTTCCGCCGTTCAAACCGTTGCCTACATCTGCGTCTCCTGCGCAGGCGTCGCCAGGCGCCATTCCGCCGCCGCCCGCTGCGTCTCCTCAGCAACAGCAGCCCTCGGGCCCGCTCTCACTCGAGAGTGCCGTGAAGGTATTGCAGGACCAAGGATTGAGTGGTGCTGACCTGATGGCGGGATTGCAGCAGCTCACGCCTATTCTCGACTCGCAGGCTAAGGCACAGGCCGCGCAGTTGCAGCAGCAGTTCCAGCGCGAGTTGCAAATGGCGAATCTGCAGGAGCGCTACGACGCGCTTCGCCAGCGCGCTGAGGACAGCTCGGCAAACCGTGCTGATCGTGAACAGGCGCACGCCGACTCGGTGTCGCTGCGTGAGCAGATGATCGGAATGCAGCGGCAATCGCTCAATGCACGCCTGTTCGGCATGCGCGTAGGCTGCCGTGACCTGATTCCGCTCAGCGTGCGCGAGTTGCCTGTCGACAACGTCACGGCTATAGCCGAGCTCGCGCAAGACCGTCGCGGCCAGGCCGCGGAAGCCGTGACCGGTCATGCGTGACTTGTAGCCCATGCGATACAGCGCAAAGAGCATGGTGTTGTTCGAGATCGGTTTGCGCCCCTGCACGCTGTAGAAAACGTAACGCTCATGGCCGTTCAGCTTACGGAGTTCCGCAAGCACCTCGAGAGCCTGGCTGGAGAGCGGAACGATGTGCGGGTCGCGCATCTTCATCCGTTCGGCGGGCACCCGCCACTCCGCGGCCTTCTCGTCGAACTCCGACCATTCGGCGTTAATCATTTCCTTCGTGCGGGCGAAGGTCAGCGCCATGAACTGCAGCGCGAGCCGCGTGACGATCTCACCCTCATATGCCGCGATATCGCGCATCAACTGCGGGATATCGAGCGTCTTGACACGAGCCATGTGCTGAACTCCCGGCCCTTTCTTGAGCACAGTCTCTGCATCGATGTCGGCGGCCGGGTTGCGAGTGCACCGTCCGGTCATAATGCCGTACTGGAAAACCGCGCGGGATCGTTGCAGGATGCGTTTGGCGGTCTCGCGCACACCGCGCGATTCGACCGTTCGCAGGATCTCAAGCATCTGCGGCGCGTCGATGTCCCTGATTGGCTTGCTGCCAATGCGAGGGAACACGTCTACCTCGAGCGAGTTAATGACCTTCCCGGCATAGACCTCGCTCCATCCGTCTTTCTGGTTCTCGAACCACTCGCGGGCGACTATTTCGAACGACGACGCCGCTTCGATTGCCTTTTCCCGCTTGACCTGCTGTTTCTGGACGGACGGATCGATGCCGGCCGAGATCTGTTTGCGCGCGGCAATGCAGGCATCGCGCGCTTCAGCCAGCGACACTTCGGGATAGACCCCGAAAGAGGCGGTTTTTTCCTTTCCGTCGATCCGGTATTTCATCCGCCAGTATCGCGAGCCATTCGGCATGATCTGCAGGTACAGGCCCTTGCCGTCAGCCAGTCGATAGGGCTGATCGGCAGGCTTGGCCTTCTTGACCTGCAGCTCGCTCAGCGGGGGAATCAGTTTAGGCATGGTTTTGGGGGTATCGCGTTTGGGGGTATTTGGCGATAGTCCCACCTGTACCCCCAAAACCAACTGGTAGTAGTTGGTCATCTGTGGGCAATGATGGCAGCTAGAAACCCCGCCACGCAAGGCTGTGCGCGGTTATGGAATTTCTATTTTGGAGGTATTGGGAGAAGATGGGAAGGTCTTTGGTCCCCCCGACAGGAATCGAACCTGTATCTAGCGCTTAGGAGGCACTTGTTCTATCCATTGAACTACGGGGAGAGGATAGTTTTAACGGGGTGGATCGGAGCCCTGATGCTATTGGGTTCCGCCTTGTCCCGTGGGTGTTTCCGGCTTTTTTTGCTTCGTCCTAAGTGAAGCGCCGTGACACCTTGTGAACCCTTATTTATACCCGTCTCTGCTACACTTTTGCTACAAATCGACCCTGTAGCAGTGAAAAGTGATCTGGCACTGCTACAGTTTCTGAGACGGGGAAAACCATGGCTTCAATCCTGCCAGTAGGCAGTCGCTGGCGTGCCCAGGTGCGCAAGCGAGGGCAGAGTATAGCAAAAACGTTCAAAACCAAAGCAGCGGCAGAAGCGTGGGCGCGGGAGAAGGAAGTAGAGATCGACAAGGGTCAGAACGCCGTCGACGCGGCGACTGTGACGGTCGGCGATCTCGTCAAAAGGTATCGCGAGGCGCGTGCCGAATCAGACCGGGCAGTCAAACCAAAATCGAATGAAGACTACATCCTGCAGCGGTTGCAGGATGCGTTCGAAAGTCACTTTGCGTCGCGGCTGACGACGCAGCAGATCGTCAAGTTTGCGCAGGATCGCAGGAAGGCCGGCGCGGGCGGATACACGGTCGATATGGATATCTCGAAGCTGGGTACGATGCTACGCCATACGGCGTCGCTACTCGGCCTGACGTTGCCGGATGCGGTTGGTGCCGCGCGGCCGACGCTGCACCATCTGCGCCTGATCGAGGCTGGCAACAAACGCGACCGCCGGCCGACAGCGGACGAAATCGAAAAGATCTTCGAGTGGTTCGCCGAACATCCGGAACGTGAGCAGGCCATGCCGGACCTGTTGCGCGTGGCCATACAGTGCGCGTTCCGCCGTGGCGAGCTGTTCAATCTGCGTTGGGATGACATAGACGCTGAAAACCATATTGCTCTTGTGCGTGACCGCAAGCATCCGCGTCAAAAGGTCGGTAACAACGAGTGGATTCCGCTGATTGGGGATTCCTTTGAGGTCATCATGCGGCAGCCGCGTTACCCCGTGCCTGACGCCTATGCGGCGCAGCGTCAGCAGGATCCGACCACGCCGCCACACAAGAACGAATTTATTTTCCGGTTCGACAAGGGGACAGCGAGCAAGTATTTCAAGCAGGCATGCGATGAGAAGGGCATAACGAACCTGCACTTGCATGATCTGCGACATGAGGCGACCAGTGCGCTGTTCGAGGCCGGCTGGCAGATCCCAGAAGTTGCGGCCGTAACGGGTCACAAGGACTGGCGCAACCTGAAGCGGTATACGAACCTCGATCCAGCACAGGTTGCGAAGAAAGGTCGTTTAAAGCTCGCTGTCGTCAATGACTAGCGAGGTCAACCTTTATCCTTCTTGCCGGCGAGAGCACTTAGTGCGCTGATTAGCGAGCTAGTCAGATCCTTTGTCCTATCGAATTCGATACTGGCCCGTGCTAGCTCCATTGTTGTTTGTCCCTTCGATAGTATCCCGTTCCTCTCCGTCGTGAGGAGTGAACGCACTACATCTCCGTAGAGCTCGGGCGTGCCAGAGATGTGGACAATCGTCATAGCGGTGAAGCGTGCGTCGGCGTTCGTGATCTCGTTATGGTAGTAGCGAGTTTCCGCCAGATTTGCGCGGTAGAGATTCAAGAAAAAATAGGAGAAAAGTTCAACAACCAATACAAGTGCGATTCGTGGCGCGTAATGCGATAGGAACGTCCATGATGTGGCATCGTCCACTTGGTTCGAAAGTGTGTATCCCAAAATGGATATTCCGGTCACGCTCATCACTATCCCGAAGACCAGATTGACGTTTGCGCGCGCACGAAGAGAGTCAATTGCACCCATCAGTCGGTGGATTGCGCGTAACCGTTCCGTTTGGATCAGATCGTATTCGCGGTTGGACTTGCGCGATGTTTCGATAGAGGCGGTGATGTCGGCCAACATCTCTTCGGTTGCTTCATCAAACAACCTTTGCTTCAAGTCATCGACGATCTGTTGGCGGGATGTATCGTCGACGATCTGATTGACTGGCTTTAACTCCACCTCTTTGAGTCGAGTCCTGAGCTCCTTTTCGAGGCTCTCTAGATCTGAGTTGAACCTGTATTCTGCCGGAGCTCGATCAAGGTATCGCAATAGATAACCTGCGACGGCGGTCAAGGCTGCGGCAGGCGGAGACCACACTAACAGGTTATCCATGATTGCATCGAGAGGCGCAATGCCGGACGGAGTAAAATGTTTGCGGAGGAAATAGCAGGCAGCGAAAATCATTGCGACTGCTAGGGTCGTGGTCCCCGCCGCGAGCTGAAAGCGGGATGGTCCCTTTTGTATCAGCCGTAAAGTGGAACTATCATTATTCTGATCCATCGCGTCCGTTCACCCCGTTTCTTTTATTGTTCATCGGTATAGCTATATGTCAAAGAATACACGATCCGCCTTCATGTCTCGGGCCAAGCTAGGTTGAATGGGGAGCGGGCGCGCAGCAGAGATCGTTCTGCAGTGCCACCTCCAGTATTATTTCTGACCGATGTACGGCAGTCTCAAGCCACTTACATGTCCTTCGTTCGCTACGCGGTTGCACGCAGTCTTGCCTCCTCTGACATTTTGTCCAGGTATTCCGCCACGGCATCGTACGACGCATAGCGCGACGCGCCTTCCTTGTATGTTGGAATGGGGAATGTCTCGGCGCTGACTTGGTTGCGGATTGTTCCCTCCGACATTGCAAGCAGATTGGCGAGTTGGCCCATCGTTAGTCGAACGCCGAAGCGTTCGAGGATGAATGCGCGAGTGAGAAGTGTCATTGTTGTTGCTCCATCTGCTTCGTACGCATAGCGCGACCAAGCATCATTGATCCTGTTTCATCTTGAATGCGTGTTGTGCCGGCCCATGTGCGTGCTCCTTGCAACGCCTGTCCCGGCATGCGCGGCAGCAGATGTGGGGTAGAGGCGGCCGGGCGAACCGTCATTTAGCCGCCTCTGCTGCCAATAGTTCTGTCCAGTCTGGATCCAGTGCGGTCCAGAGTTTGTCAAGCCACGCGCGCACGGCTGGCGCTTCCTTGGTTTCGCCGAGCCTCGGGTCTTCGAGTCTGCGGGTGAAGACGGACACCGCAGCGCGAATGGCCTGTCCTCGGGTCGGGTAGGTTGGTTCGCCTTCCCGCCACGAGCAAGGGCTGGATCCGGAGCCGGTTCCCATCGAGTAGGAAATCGACGATATCCATTCTCCCTCCGCTATCTGGGCGAGGTGAATCTGTGCCTGCGTGCGACCAGTGCGCTTGGCGATCGGGGCGCTGATGGTCTCATGATCCGTGTATACGCCGTGAGAGTTCGCTTTCGATATCGGATACCTTGGACGGTGCACCGAAACGGCGTTAAGCAGATCGGCATGAGGCGTAAGGGCAGCATGCACGCCCACGATCGTTCCCGGCGAGAGCCTGCCAAAAACGGGATCATGAAGCACCGACTGCAGCGCTTGCAAAAGTTGCTTTGCCTGTACCTCGGTGATCTTATGTCTCGTCGGTTGGCCGAGCGCCTTCTTTGTAACTTTCGCCTTGCCGCTGGTTTGCGCCTTCATGGCCGCGTTGGCGAGGCGCTCCAGTGCCTTCTCATTGCCGTGCGCACGGATCTCCTCAATGGCTAGCGTCGACGAGACAACCTTGTTGCGAACCAGCTTATGAAGCTCGGACGGCGCGTTCGCGAGTAATAGCACGTCGCGAATGGTCTGATCCGTGACGTTAAGACGCTCGCAGATGATCGCGTTCGGCTCGCCGAGGTCTTGCAGCTCAACGACCTTCTCTGCGAGCTGTAACGGCGTAAGTTTTTCGCCGTCGTTGTTGGTAATGCCGGCATAAATCAGGTTCACGCGGCTAACCGATTTGGCCTCGTCAATCACGATCGGGAGTCGTTCGATCTGAGCGCCTTCCTTGATCGCGAGTAACGCCGCATGGTAACGGTGCTGCCCCTCGTATACAAAAATCAGGTCGTTGCCTGCGACTTTCCGCACGAAGCAGCCGAGCGGCTTTTTACGGTCGTAGCCGTTGGCCTTGATGAGGTTTGCGACGTGGCGGACGCGCTCCGGATCAAGCGGGCGCACGTTGTCGCGCGCGTCGTAGTGGATCTGGTCGGGTGGCACGGTCCAGAGATCCGACGAGCCGCCGCCTGCGGCTTTAACCGCGGCCTTCGTGTTGCCGGTGACAATCACTTCAGCTTGCAGGAGCGCGTGCGCGTTAGTCATTGTTCGCCCCTTGCGTGAATGAGATTCCACCGACGTCGGCGAATGTTGCATCGGGTGCGTAGTGAAACAATGTGCCGTCGAACGGAGCGATCGCGGTGCCTGCGAGCCAATAGACGAGACGCTCGTCGGCTCGGCGGATGGCCTGTCGAACGACCGTAGCGCACACAAGCATGTGGAGGTCCGCGCGGAGCGTCTGCCTGTCTGCATGAGGCAGCGCAGCCTCAACCTCGTCAATCGTGAGTGGATCACTAGTGCCCGCGAATAGCGCGATTAACGCTTTGCAGATAGGCGAGAAATTGATGGACATATTGTCTGCGTTGGCGGGCATTATGCGACCTCCCGGACTAGGATTGCACGCGGCTTACGCTTCTTTGCTTTGGCGATCGCTTTGTCGACGAGCGAAGCGGCGCTTTCGCGTCGATACCTGTTGATCGCCGCAGCGCAATCGTGCTCGTTCGGAACTGTTATAGATGTGCTGACTACCGTCGCACCGTCCATAATCATGTACAGGGTGTGGACGCTCCCTTGGAGCGGTCGACGAGCGACGACGGTTTTGCTGACGAGTATCGGCGTCGTCGGCCGGAGAGCCATTGGGTCGTATTTGATATACGTGCGTAGGCTGATCGTGTCTCGACGAGCCGGTTCTTGTGGAACCTGAAGTTGAAGTGTTTGCATATGGCTTCAGTCAATATCGCCGGCAGCAAGACGTTTGCCATCCTGCGCCAGTGGGTTGTTATGAGCTCGCTTCTTCCGCAGCGCGGCACAATTCGCGAGGCAGATCCGCAGAGCGGGCAACACGTTGATTGGAGAACCGGGTAGGCGGCGGATCCGGTGTTCGCGCACGATGTCGATGTCGGTGACCGCAATCCGCTCTGTCATGACCGGTTCCTACACCGTGTGAACGTATGGCGGGTTTCCGGCGAAGCGGTGCGCCGAGCCGGATCCGGCTTTCGCGAAAGCGATGACTACGGCGATCACAAGAAACACGGCGACGATGCCGGCGGGCACCTCAAGCGGTCGTGTGGAGTTGCGGTTGTGCTTTGCCATGTCGCCACCTCACACCGAAGCGTGAAATGTCGACGGCGTCGCGACCGGCGCCGATGCAAGCACGTTGATGCTGATTACAACGACAGCGGCGAGGAACACCAGGCGGAAGGCAAGGGACTTTTCAAAGTCACTTTGCAGGGGCATATAGCTGTCCTGCGTCTCGCGGAGCCAGGTTCGACGGGCTTCGCCCGCTGAGTCAGGGATTGATTTCATGGCGATCTCCGGTAGTGACGCACATGCGTCAGACCGAAAGATAGTCTTTTATGGCTTATTCAGTCAAGACACAAATGACTAAAATTGACCGATTCTTCGGATGTGCAACCAACGGCGCATCCGAAGAGCGGTCTTAGGTGTCTAGTTGCCGTCTTTGTTGGGTGAGGCTGAGCGCATATCCGACTGTGATCTGCGCCGCGAAGGAGAGTGCGGCGTCAACCCATGCGACCTCGTTGAGATAGGTCGCTGCCATAAAGGCAATAGAAATGACGGGCATAAGGTTGGCGAAGCCACCATAGCCGCGAGGGCGTGGGCGGTGGCTCGCCGCGTGCGAATTGATCCGATCGCGCAGGGCTAACAGCGCCGAGCCAATGGCCGGTGCAAACTCGGGTTCGACTCCGCTGGCTGAAAGCGTGATTGAGCCGTCTCGTGAAAGCAGAACTGATGCGTATGCGATTGCGGGGGAGTGGAGTGCATCGAACTGCGCAACGGCGTCGCGCCGGGCATCCTCGATCCGCTGGTTTCCCACAGCGAAACTGGGTTTGGCTCTCTCAGTCGCCGTGAACTTATGTGCTCGGTATGCGGTAATGTCAGCGACGTCCGCGCGACCCGCCTTTTGGTCTAGTTTGGTCTTCATCAATGCTCAACGTTTTGTTTGAAGGTCTGCGTTGAGCGACGCGTTTCACCATGTCCCGCTGTGCGGGCGTGGGTGAAATCGTCTCGGAAATCCTAAACGTAGCGTCGCCCGGACTCGAACCTACATCCTGCGACGCCAAAACAAACTCTATAAATGCCTGAATTTTTCCGCGATCTTCGGCGCTCAGTTTCGCCACGCGCTGTCGGTCATAGCGTAGATCCGGCTCTAGGCTCTGATCCTTAAGAAGATCCGTAACGGCTACCCCCAAGGCCTCCGCGACCGCTTCGACGTGGCCGAGTTGCGGATCGACCGCGCCGCTGAGCATGCGGCCGACCGTCCGCTGGGCGATCCCCGATCTCATGGCGAGTCGCATCTGCGTATTCAAGGTTTGGTGATCGTCCATAGCGCGCCGGAGATTCGCGGCAAGGACGTCACGGATAGGCGTCTTTTTCATAAAGCGATATTGCCTAATATGGCTAGTCACTTGTGTCCACTATCCGCTAAATATCTGGCGTTGAAAAATAGCCATAAAAGACTTATCATCGAAGCCCAGCAGAGTGTGAGGGCACGTAATGGAACATCAGCACGAATCCTGGTTGGAAACCGTCGTTCGCTCCCTGCAAGAGGCAAAGGGCAAATGGCGAGCAATCTCCGTTGATACAGGCATCCCTTACGACACGCTCACCAAGATCGCACTCGGACGAGTCGCCGATCCCCGCGTTTCGAACGTCCAGGCCCTGTTTGACTATTTCGCGCGTCGGCCGGATCAAGCGACGCCGGCCAATTGCGCTCATCCGGCGCACTGAATTTCTCTTGAACATGGTGTTAGCGGTGGTCGTGTGAGTTTGCATGGTACTGACCAGCGCAGCCGGTAAACAGAATGAAACACGGTGTCTACAAAGACAACTCGAGGTGTAAATGACCTGCAGATATAGCGGCACAGACTGGCTCGACGTTCTCTACACGTCAGTTCGTAAGACGCCTGGTGGCGTTGCCGACGCGGCTGCTTTTCTGACCAATCGTCGAGGCAAGAACATAGGCACTGAATCGCTTCGCCTACGCCTGCGTGGGGAGGGCGAAAACCGTCTCTCGATGGAGATGTTCGAACTGTTGATCGAGTGGATGGAAGAAAAGCGTCAGCCACAATACGTGGACGCTATTCATGCTCTCAACGAACGATTCGGCTTGCATGCGGTCCCGATCGAGGGCGATGACGGCGACAGCAGTGTTGATGCGGTAGCGCTTGATGCGCTGGAGCTAACCCGTCAAACGGGCGTCGTAGCCGGCGAAGTTCGTGCGGCGATCGCGGACGGCAGGATCACAGAGCCAGAGGCGGAAGCGATCGTCGTCGCCGCACGTATGCATCAGCGGGTGATCGATCGTCTCGTCGGCGCTGTCCTGCGTATCAGCAGATCGGGGCGGCGATAAACGATGCGCTGTAAACCGGGCATGTCGTGCTGTAACCCGTACCGCGAACAGGTGGGGCTTTCCTGCAAGTACGGATGGCAGCTCCTATGCGGCACAAACGAGCTCGGTCGCCTCGCGACGCACGCGCCCGCGAGCGTGCCGCAGTTCCTGACGACGCTGCTGCAGACTTTTCCTCTTTCGGCCGGCTTTATCGCAAGTCACGCGGTAAGCCTCGGCCATGTCCACAGTTTCGTAGTACGCGCAGCACTCTACTGCGCAGCCCTTCAAACCAAGACTGAACGCAACGCATACAGAACCCAGATCGCGGGTTATCTGAATGCCGAAAAGCTGGCTCAGTTTGACCAATTGATGTCGGCGGAATGGTCTCGTCTTCGCTGCAAATAATCCAGGGATCCAAAGTGACTTTGTCAAATACTGCTTCAGCACTTCGTGCGCGGCATCCGGTCGTGCGCAAACTTGTCACCAGCGCAGGCAGGTACGTTGCGGGCCGCGCGAAATGGCGGCGCCTGTTCGACCGCGAGTCCGTCCTGATCGCGGGTTGATACATGGCGACACTTGATCAGATTGCATCCCAGCTCGCTGCAGCGGGCCACCCCAAACTTCCGGAAGGTCATCCGCGCGTATCCGATACCGGCAAACCTCATCGATACGGTCCGGGGAAAAAATTCTGGTATTCAATCCACCAGGTCGTGCGCGGCGGTCAGGTACTCGGCTACATCGGCGCATTCGGACGCTGGATGGGTGACGACAACGGTGCGCAGTCTTTCGAATGGCAGGGCTCGGTTGCGACGCCTGAAGATCTGGCTGTCACGCGCGCTCGACAGGAGGAGGTCGAACGGGAGGACGAGCGTAAGCGCGTGCATGCGGCGAAGATGGCTGCCAATCGCGCCTGTCAGCAATGGCAGCATGCGTTCGTCGATGGCGAGTCCGCATATTTCGCGCGTAAGCAGATCACGCCAGAGGGCGTGCGCTTTGACGTCGACGGTACCGTGCTGGTCCCAATGTACCAGTACGGCGTTGGTGAGCCTCGCATGGTCGGCTTGCAGAAGATCACGCCCGATGGTGCGAAGCGGTTTAACAAGGGCATGGAAAAGAAGGGCGCCGAGTTTCGCATTGGCGAACTCGGCGCTAACGAGAAGATCGCCTTGCTTGGCGAGGGCTATGCGACAGGCCGATCGATCCGCATGGCGACGGACGGCAACATTCCTCTGTCGGTGTGTTTCGACGCCGGGGGCATCCTGCCGGCCGCACGTGCCCTGCGCGCAGCGTATCCCGACGCCCATCTGCTGATCTGCGCCGACGACGACTGGAAGATCGAGCAGCGCATGCGCGAGCATCTGGTGTCCGACTTCGATTATGAAGGCGAGCTCGCCATCGGCGCAGATGCCATCCAGATCGAAGCGAAGAACACCTCGTACATGCTGCACGCGCAATACAAACAGATCAACGGCGGCGTCGAGTTCATCGAGCTCACGGTCTGGAACGACGTGATGCCGCAACGCGTTTGGCGTTTTGAAAACACCGGCCGCAAGCGTGCCGAAGAGGCGGCAGCGGACGTCGGTAACGCGAGTGTGGTCTATCCCCGTTTCACCGATCGAGGCGATCGCAAGCTGACCGACTTCAACGACCTGCACTGCGAGGAAGGGCTCCACGTCGTCAAGGCGCAGATCGAAGCGGCTCTGCTCGCGGTGCTTGCTCCGGCCGCCGACGAGATCCTGCCGTTTCCACGCCTTCAGCCAGTCGCTCGCATTGCTGATCCGCTCTACGGCGACGCGGTTGCGCTGGTTCGTCAGGGCAAGCGTGCGACGGTCTCCGGTGTCCAGCGCGGGTTGCGTATTGGCTACAGCCGTGCAGCGGCACTGATCGACGACATGCAGCAGGCCGGCGTTATCTCCGCGCCGGGTGCGAACGACATCCGTGCCGTAATCTCGCCGCATTCCGATCGTCGCGCGACGCCTGCTGACGCGGACGACAGTAACGTCGACGCCGAAAACGGCGCATTCACGTGGCGTCAGCAGTTGCGACGCGCCGAGAAATCGGCAGCGATCCTCCCGACGCTCGACAACATTTTCACGATCCTGTCGAACGACGAAAAGTGGCAGGGCGTGTTCGGCTTCGAGCAGTTCTCGCTGCGTGTCATGAAACTCAAGCCGCCGCCGTTCGAAGGTGGTGAGGTTGGCGAGTGGACGGATCGCGACGATGCACGGTGCGTGCTTTGGCTCGGTCAGACGTATTCATTCAGCCCGCGTAGTGACGTGGTGATGGACGCAGTGTTCCTGGTCGCCGATCGCAACCGGTATCACGAAGTACGCGACTACCTCGACGGCCTGCAATGGGATGGTGTGCCGAGATTGCGCACGTGGCTCACACGCTACCTGCTTGTGCCTTACAGCGAATACGTCCAGTTGGCCGGATTCAAGTGGCTACTCGGCGCAGTCGGCCGGGTGATGCGTCCAGGTTGCAAGATGGACAACGTGCTGATTCTGGAAGGCGTGCAGGACGCGGGCAAGTCGGCTGCGTTCCGCACGCTGTTCGGTCAGCAGTGGTTCACGGACGCAAACATCGTCATTGGAGACAAGGATGCTTTCGCGGTGATGGCCGGCAAGTGGGTGATCGAGCTCGCCGAACTGGACGCGCTTAGCAAGAGCGACTCGTCGAACGCAAAACGCTTTTTCACTACGGCAGTGGACACTTATCGGCCTCCTTATGCGAAGCGTGCGATCGACGTGCCGCGCCAGAGCGTCTTTGCCGGCACAGTCAACTTTGACACGTACCTGAAAGACGAATCCGGCAACCGTCGTTACTGGCCGGTGAAAACAGGCGCTCCGCTGGATCTGAAGGCGCTTGCAGCCGATCGCGACCAGATCTGGGCAGAGGCATACAGGACCTATTGCGAGTGGGACGTCGCCAACGCAGAGGCGGGTGGCATGCTGCCCACGCCCTGGCAGGTTCTGCCGGCTGAAAAACCGTTGTTCTCCACTGAACAGGAAGCGCGGTACGAGGGCGACATCTACGAAACGATGATTGCCCGCCATATCACCATGCTCGCCAAGGTGACGATGGGAGACATCCTCGGCGACTGCCTGAAGCTGGAGATCGCGAAGTGGTCGCCTGCAGAGCAGCGCCGTGTCGGCAAGGCCATGAAGTCTCTCGGTTGGGTGCGCAAGCGCGCATCTACCGGCAATCGGGAGTGGTATTACACGCCTCCCGACCCGGTCGACGTGACGGCACCTGCAACTCCCACCACTTTCAAGCAAGGGGAACAAGACGACGATGCGCCGCTTTGATATCAATTTTGCCGCACCTCTTTGCTCGCCCGCCGCAGGCTTTGGCGCGCGCGATAGCGTATGTCGGCGCGCTAATGGCTGCATTTCGGCGCGCTGCGCAATGTCCCATGTCCCGACGTCCCAAGCGCATCGCCTCGCATGTGTGCGCGTCATGCGTGCGACGTTCGCGACGTGCAGGCGAGGGTGCGCACGTCGCAGGCGCCCGCACGCATCCGCAACCTTTTTTCTTTGGGACATTGGGACAATGGGACGGAATGGGGGTGAACAATGATCGACCTTAAAGAGCAAGCCGGTGTTGCGATGAACGTGCGTAGTCAGCTTGGTAAATCGCTTGGTGATCCGAAAGTAACTTTGGGTGCACTCGCATTCGCTGACGAACTGGGCAATCTGTTGTGGCGAATGAAATACGGGCAGGACATTCGCCGGGCAGGCGTGCACCGCGCAACACTGTTGCTCGCGAACCGCATCCGGTCATCCGGGAAATTCAATCGCTCGAAATTCAATGGTCGCGATGCAAGTACGAATCGTGATCGAAAGGCCGGTAAAGAAGTCGAGCGCGCGCTGACCGACATCATTGAGCGATTCTCCCGACGACTGATCGTCGAATGGGTCGCCGATGTGTGTGTCGCTTGCGGCGGTCGAGGCATCGCTTTCGGTCACGTCATGGCTCCGTCTGCACAAACCGGGACGTGCGATACGTGCAGCGGCTCGGGACGTGTCCTTGAGCTCGAAGAGTACATACCATTTCTGGCCGGCCGTCATGGTCCGCTGCCAATCCGGCACTATGTGCGATGCGAGCATTGCATTGGACGCGGCGTCATCCAGATCAGGCAGCGCGTGTCACATACGCATGTCTGCACTGTTTGCAACGGATTGCGTCGTGCACCTGTGGACGAAGCGGCACGCGCACTGGCTCTAGGTGTTTCGCTGCCTGTGTATCGTCGCCATTGGGCTGGATATTTTCACGGCATGCTGGCTATTCTGGACCGTATCGATGGATCCGCTGCAGACGTCGTACGTCGTCGCACGCGCGCTTGAAGTGTTGCAAGTTGTTACGGCTTACTATATATTTCTAGCCGTCCTTTACGGCGTCACTGGACATACGCTGGCACCGCGCGTTAGTCGTGCAAACCTCTCGGCGACATAAAAATAATCATTGGAGCCCGTTAGGTCGTGTGGAGGCGTGCGCCTTGATAAAAGACCCAAATGCCGATGCGGTGACCTAGTCGCTAGGGTGCCCGCGACCTCAGGCCGCCGCAGATTTGTCACCGACTAAGAAGCCCGCAAATTTCGTTTTCTCTGTCATGAGATCGACAACAATGCCTGATTCAGACTTCCGACACGATTATTTGGACTGCGCTCCCGATGCCGAGCGGATGACCCAAGTATTGTTGCAACAGTTTGATCGTCTCTTAGTCGAGAATGACATTTCCACTGGTGTTCCGATGGAGTCACGTGTTAAACAGTGGTCATCAATCGAAGAGAAGATCGAGCGCAAGGCACTGAATTTGGCTGCCATCACAGATCTAGATGATCTCGTAGGGATACGCATCATCCTTCTGTTCGTGCGCGACTTGGATCGTGTGGATAAGGCGATTCACGATACGTTCGAGGTACTCAGTGCAGAAGACACTGGTGAGCGCCTTTCTGATACACAGTTTGGATACCACTCACGACACTACATCATCCGTATTCCAGATGCTTGGAAGGATGTCCCTGTCTTTCGGAGACTCCGGGCTCTTAAGGCAGAGGTCCAGGTTCGCACTCTGGCTCAGCATATCTGGGCGGCAGCGTCTCATAAGCTGCAGTACAAGCAAGAAGATAGCATCCCACTCCCAGTGCGGCGAACGATACATCGGGTATCAGCTTTGCTCGAAACGGTTGACTTGGAATTCGAGCGTGTCCTTGTCGCACGTGAAGCTTATATTGAGACTAACGCCCAAGATGCCGGGACGGACGAACCGCTTAACGTCGATCTTCTCGCTGCAATCCTGAGCGACGTGTTCCCTGCCGAAAACCACGGTCCAAATGAGGACTATGACGGCCTAATGATGGAGCTGTCATTCTTCAAGTTTGATACGGTTGGGAAACTTAGAAAATTGCTGGCAAAGCATCTGACCGCTGTAATGAACAAAGACCGCGAGAAAGTCGTCGAGTTTGCTGAGCGTGACGAACTTCATTCCGTATTGGTTGAAAGGACGAAGCAGGGCGTTTTCTACTTGCATTGTGGCCTCGCTCGGATGGCCCTTATACAGGAATTTGGCAAGAAACAGTACGATTTAGATGTCGAAAGATTCTGGAACGAAAGACTTGGTAAATAGAACGATCGCGGGAAAACGCTTTCGAATGAAGCCCTGAACTCATAAGTTTCAGGGCTTTTTTATTGACCACAACGTATGCCGAAGAAAGCACCGACACCATGTCGCCACCACGGATGTTCCCAACTGCTTGACGTGCCTGGCTACTGCGATGAACACAAGCGCGAGTCGATAGGCTGGACGCCGGACGCACAGCGCGGCACACGCCAGCAGCGCGGCTACGGTGCGATGTGGCAGAAGAAGCGCAAGCGCATCCTGCAACGCGATAACGGTATGTGTCAGCCGTGCCGCCGCGCTGGTCGCGTGAAGGCTGCCAGTCACGTCGACCACATCGTCAACAAGGCGAGCGGTGGCACTGACGACGATTCGAACCTCGAGGCGATCTGCCTCGAATGCCACAAGCTCAAGACGGGCCGCGAATCGCATCGGCGAACCGACACGCTGTGACGGGCCGCGCACACGTGGTCCGCGTCACGCCGAAGCACTCGCGCGAGCGCCGCTGAGGCGATTCCACGCGCCGCCAGAGCGGCGTTTGAATGGCACCGACCGACAGGGGGGTATCAAAACCCTGGCCCCTCCCAGGCAGAACCGCCCGTTCAGGGCCATTTTTTCGGCGAGCAATTTTCAGAGAGGGGGGGGCTAAATTCCCTGCCTTGCAGAGGGGCTGAAAACGGCAAGACGAGTTTTTAGTCATCTCAATCAACGGGAGCCGCTCCATGGGTCCAAACGATACGAATACGGCGGTAGACGCAGGCGCAGTTGCGCGACCGACGTCCGACCGCGTTGGAAAGCGGATCGAATCTCCGCCGCCACCGCCCGGTGTGCACTTCACATCGCAGCACCGGAAAGTGTGGGACTACCTCTGCCTGATGCTGCGCGAAGAGGGCGTACCGCATAAGGTCGGCGGCGTGGTGCTTGCGATCGCTGCGGTCGACTTCGTGCGCTGGGTCAAGGCCGAGCTGCAGTTGCGTGATTACGAGACGATGAACAACGGGTCGTTCATGGTGACTACGCCGAACGGCCACGTGCAACCGCACCAGTTGTACTTCGTCGCGAAGGGTCTGAAGGAAGGGTTACTCAAATGTCTGCCGGATGCCTGCCTGACAGTGCCATCAATGCTGATTGCGAAGTCGAAGATCGAGCCGGAGGATCCGCAGGACGATCTGTTCGATCAGATGCTGGATCACGCTCACTCGCACCCGAGCGCCTTGCCGGCCTGACGCCGGCAGTGCTTCAGCCGTGGGACGTCCGTTACGGACTCCCTGTGCTGCGCGGTGAAATTCTCGTTGGCGAATTCGTCTTTCTCGCGGTGCTGCGGCACTACGAAGACCTGATCGCGGGGCCGTCGCGTGGGCTGGTCTTCAGCCCTGCGCACGCCTGGCACTGCATCGACTGGATACAGACGCAGTTCACGCACATCAAGGGCGAGCAGGCGCGCAAGCCGCTGACGCTCGATCCCTGGCAACTGTTCTGGACCGCCATCTTCTTCGGCTGGCGCCGCGAAGCGACGATGCGGCGGCGATTCAGAACCGGCTATGAAGAGGTCGCACGAAAGAACGGCAAGTCGACATGGAAAGCGGGGATTGCCGACTACCTGTTCCTGATGGATCGTGAGATCGGCGCCGAGGTTTACACGATTGCGACGACGCGTGAACAGGCAATGAGCGTGTTCAAGCCGGCGCTTGAGAACTACAAGCGCCGGGCGAGGCGATCGAAACGTTTTGCCAAGGCTGTGCGCATCTATGACGGCACGAACCAGGAGCGTGTGACCGCTGGCGGCGGGGTGTTCAAACCGCTGCCGGCGAATGCCGAATCGCTCGACGGTCTGAATCCGTCAGCCATTATCGTCGACGAGCTGCACGCGCATCGTACGCGCGAGGTGTGGGACGTGATGGAGTCGGCACTGGGTGCCCGCGTGCAGCCAGTGATCTCCGCGATCACGACGGCCGGCTACATTCTCGATGGCATCTGCACCGAGATTCGCGGTTACCTCGCGCTGATCCTGCAGGGCAAGAAACTGGACGACAGTTTCTTTGGCTACATCTACACGCTCGACGACGGTGACGATCCGTTCGACCCCCTGGTGTGGCCGAAGGCAAACCCGAGTCTGGGCAGTGCGAAGACGCACGACTACATGGTCTCGCAGGCAACGAAGGCCGCCGAGCTGCCGAGCTCGAAAGCCAACTTCCTCACCAAAGACCTGAACATCTGGGTCAACGGCGCACTGAGCTGGTTCGATATTCAGGTGTGGGATGCGGGGCAAAGTGCCTTTGATCCGCGAGGGCTCGCGGGACGGGAATGTTTTGGCGGCCTCGACCTGTCGAGTACCCGCGACCTGACCGCATTCGTGCTGGTATTCCCGCCCGACGAAGAGGACGGCGAATGGCATGTGCTGGCGTGGATCTTCTGTCCGCAATCGAAGGTCGACGAGCAGTCGAAGAGCGACGCGGCGCCGTACGAAAAGTGGCAGAAGCAGGGATGGCTGACGGTCACAGAGGGCGACGTGCTCGACTACAAGATCGTCCGGTCGACCGTGCTGGCAGCGTGCGATGTGTACGACGTGAAGGAAGTCGCATTCGACGTCTGGAACGCGACGCACCTGGCTAACGAACTGCTCGAAGAGGATGTGCCGATGGTGCAGTTGCCGCAAAACTTTGGTGGGCTGTCGCCGGGTTCGAAGATGCTTGAGCGGCTTGTCTACAGCAAACGCCTGCGACACAACGGTAACCCGGTGCTGCGCTGGTGTGCCAGCAACGTCTCGCTGCTCCTCGACACCAACGAAAACATCCGTCCAAACAAGAAAACGTCCGAGGGCCGCATCGATCCGATCGTCGCCACTTGCATGTCAATGACCCGGGCGCTGGTGCATCAGCCAGCACCGACACCGGAAATCATCGCCTTATGACGACACCAAACAACTCAGGGTCTTCGATCCTGAATGCCTGGCGAGCCGGGCGCGAGGCGCAACGCGCCGTATCGGCGGCAACCGGGCGAACCATCCCGATCTCCGAAGCTGTGCCCGGATCGGAAGCTTTTTCGTGGCTGACAGGGAATGCACCCGGTCGCAGGGCCGTGAGCGAGCGGAACGCGCTCGCAGTCGGCGCCGTCTATGCGTGCGTCTCGCTGATCGGCGGTGCGCTCGGCCAGCTCACGCTGCAGACCTACACCGTGTCGGGCGAGGAGATCGCACCGGTGAAGTCGGACATCTGGTACATGCTCAACGAGCAGATGCATCCGCGATGGACCGCTGCGATGGGATGGGAGTTTGGTGGGCAGTCGCTCCTGCTGCACGGCGATCTGTTCTCCCGCATTCATCGGCCCACACCGTTCTCGGCAAATGTCGAGTCAATCGAGCCGCTGCATCCGACGAGCGTCAGTCCGATGCTGTACGACGACCGGCTGATTTACACGATCGTCAATCTCGACGGTACGGTGGAGACGGTGGATCAGGACGACATGCTGCATGTCCCGGGGCCAGGGTTCGATGGACTGCGCGGCATGTCGCAGCTCAGGCATGTGCTACGGCAACCGGTCAGCACGGCGTTGGCCGCCGGCGACGTTGGCGAAAACATGCTGACCGATGGCCTGCGACCGGACATCGTTCTCTCGACCGACGCCAAGCTCGATCGGGAGCAGATCAAGCTGCTTCGCGAGCAGTGGGTCGAGCGCTACGGTGGTCTGAAAAATTCCAACGCGCCGGTGGCACTCGGCGGCGGCCTGACGGTGCAGAAAATCAGCATGACGGCTGCTGACGCGCAACTGATCGACCGCGAGAAGCTGACCGTCGAGGACGTCGCGCGCATTTTCGGTGTGCCGCCGTATATGGTCGGCCAGATCGAGAAGCAGACGAGCTTCGGCAGCGGCATCGAGCAGATGAGTACCGGTTTTGTCCGGTACACGCTCGGGCGGCACATGACGAAGATCGAGCAGGAGATGCAGCGCAAGCTCGGCCGGCGCGGCAAGACCAGCATTGCGTATGACGCGTCGGCGCTTCTGCGCGGTGATACGAAGTCGCGTTACGACGCCTACCGGAGTGCTCTCGGTCGCGCTGGCGAGCCGGGATGGATCCGGCAGAACGAGGTGCGCAAGCTGGAGAACCTGCCGCCGGTGCCAGGCGGCGACACACTATTTAATGGACAGGTTGATGCCCAATCGAATCCTCAAACTGATTAACGACAATCGCCAGTCGCCGCGACGATTCGAGGTACAGGCGAGTGCGGACGGCGACGCGACGATCTACCTGTACGACGTGATCGTGTCCGACGACTGGTACGGTGGCGTCTCCGCGCAGACGTTCGTGCAGCAGCTTGCCCAGATCAGTGCGCCGAACATCCACCTGCGCATCAATTCGCCGGGTGGCGACGTATTCGCAGCGCGTGCGATGGAGGCGGCGATCCGGGAACACCCGTCCAACGTCATCGCGCACGTCGACGGCGTGGCGGCAAGCGCAGCCAGCTTTATCGCGATTGCCTGTGACGACGTCGTGATGGCCGAAGGGGCGTTCTTCATGATCCACCGCGGATCGTGTCTCGCCTGGGGGACCGGCGGCGATCTGCGCGAGACGGCCGCGCTGCTCGACAAGGTGGATGCTTCTCTGGTGACTTCCTATGCAAACAAAACTGGCAAGTCTGCGGACGATATTGCCGCATGGATGGATGCCGAAACGTGGTTCTCCTCGGCTGAAGCGGTCGAACTGGGTTTTGCCAACTCGGTGGCATCAGCGGCAAGCGGCGCGGCACCTACCAATGCGGGGCGCTGGAACCTGTCGGCCTATTCCAATGCGCCGGTTCTGGCACCCGGCGAACCGGCGCCGCCTCAGTCGTCGGCGAAGCCACCGCCCTCAGCAGGCGCCCCACCTCCGCCGAAACCGGTAACCGACATTGCCGCGCTCAGGCGTCGGCTGCAGCTAACCGCATCTCTCTGACGCCTCCCGCGTCGCAACGAAGCCGCCCATGGGCGGCTTTATTTATTTGTGAAGGAGCAATATGCCCATCAGCATCCAGCAACTGCGGGAGCGTCGTGACGCCACCGCGAAGAACCTCAACGCACTGCTCGAAAACAACCCGGGCGACAAGTGGGGCGCCGACCAGCAACGCGTCTATGACGAAGGCATGGGCGACATCGAGCGCGTGACCGCCGAGATCAAGCGACACGAAAACCTCATGCAGCAGGTCGCGGCCAATGCGCTGAACGGCGACACGACCGACCTGGTGAACCAGCACGTACGTGCCGGCGGCCAGTCGGATGAAACCCGCGCGCTGCGTGCCTATCTCGGTGGCGGCGTCGCGGCGCTCGCTCCGGAGGACGTGCAGCGCATGCGTGCCCGGGTCAATCCGGACATCAGCAATGCGATGCGCACGACGCCGCAGGCCGCGATGTCGACGACGGTTCCGACCGAGGGCGGCTATACGGTCGCAACCGAGTACTACACGCAGCTCACGCAGGCGATGCGCGCGTATGGCGGCATTCTGAATGTCGCGACCGAAATCGCATCGAGTACCGGCGCAGACATGAATTTCCCGGCGGCCGACGCGACGGCTGAAATCGGCGAAATCGTCGGGCAGAACGCGCCGGTATCCGCAAGCGACACGCAATTCCAGAACCTGTCGCTGAGCGTCTTCAAGTACTCGTCGAAGAAGATCGCCGTACCGTTCGAACTGCTGCAGGACAGCATGTTCGATATCGAGGGCTACATCAACGCACTGCTCGCCGTGCGTATCGGCCGGATCACCAGCCTGCATTTCACGAAGGGCACGGGCAACGGCCAGCCGAACGGCATCGTGACCGCGTCGGGTGCCGGCAAGGTCGGCGCTGCCGGATCGGTGGCAACCGTCGCTTATGACGATCTGGTCGATCTCGAACACAGCATTGATCCCTCATACCGTAACGGCGCAAAGGTCGGCTTCATGATGCATGACGATTCGATCAAGGTCGTGCGCAAGATCAAGGACGCACAGGGCCGTCCGGTCTTCGTGCCGGGTTACGAGCAGGGCAACCCGGGTGGCGCACCTGACCGGCTGCTGAACCGTCCCATTTACGTGTCGCAGGAAATGGACAAGATGGCGGCGAATTCGAAGTCGATCCTGTTCGGCGACCTCAGCCGCTATTTCGTGCGTCGCGTGATGGACCTGACGCTGTTCCGCATGGCCGATTCGAATTTCATCCTGAACGGCCAGATCGGCTTCGTGGCGTTCAACCGCCAGGGCGGCAACCTGATCGACGTCGGCGGCGCTGTCAAGTACTACCAGAACGCTGCAGCCTGACCGTTGACCCGTTCGTGCATGGCGGCGTTGCCGCCGTGCTGTCGGCATTTGAAGGAGTTTTGATGGAACCGAATCAGGAAGGGCTCGCCAACGGCGAGGGGCAGGAGCCGGGCGATGAAGCGCAGCCGCCGATCGACGAAGCACAGCCGCCCAAAGCGACTTTGCGCTCGCGTCAGTCTGTAGCCGCTCGCGTACTGGTGGCGTGTGAACACGGCGAGCCGAACGATGTAGTGACCTTGCCTTATGGCGCTGCACGGGCGGCGGTTAGTGCGGGGCGGGTTGATCCCGATTCGGACGCGGTGGCTTATGCGTTGAGCCTGAAACAGTAGCGGGGAGCGAGCATGGGACGCAAGGTGACGAAGCCACCGGCAGAGGAAGCGATCACGCTGGAAGCCGCGCAGCAGCACGTTAAGGCTGATCCGGACGACGATAACGACGTGATCCTCCGGCGTGCGATCGTCGCGGCCCGTGAGCGTGTCGAACATGAGCTCGGGCGTCCGCTACTACCGCAGACCTGTGAGGCCCGTTTCGACGGGTTTTCACGCAGGCTCGCCTTGTGGCAGGACGTCGGGCGTGTTGTCTCGGTGAGCTATGTGGACGATACCGGCGCAACCGTTGTGGTCGATCCCGGGCGCTATTACCTGACCGGCGCGGCATGGCTAAACGTGACGGGGAGCTTGCCTGCCGCCCGGGAAGTGATTGCGGTGTTCGAATGCGGCGCATTCGAGCCCGACTCAGTACCGGAATCGATCGTTGAGTGGATGCTCCTGCAGGTAGGTGCCATTCACGAAAGCCGGTCCAGCGTCGACACCATGCAGACGTACGAACTGCCCGGCCACTTCGTCGACGGGTTGATCGACCGTTACCGCTTTTACTCGATCTAGCCATGAATATCGGAAAACTGAATCGCCGGGTGTCGCTGCAGGCCTTGAAGCCGACGCAGGATCCGGCAACCGGCGAACCCGGACATGAATGGACGGAGATCGCGCGACCATGGGCAAATATCAGGTTCCTCAATGGGCGCGAATTCGCATCTGCCGGCGCCGAGGTATCGAAAGCGACGGTGAGCGTGCGGATTCGCTATCGGGAAGACGTCGCGGCCAGCATGCGCGTCGTGTTCCGCGAGCAGATCTACGACATCGTCGCTCCACTTCCTGACGAAACCGGCCGTGCCTTTGTCGACCTGGCCTGCACGACAGGTGCCTCGCAGGGGTAGTTGCCATGATGACCTATCGGATGTCGGGTTTCACTGAGATCGAAGGCTGGTTGCAGGCACTGCCCGAGAAGGTTGGCGAGCGTGCCCTGCGCAGTGCCGCGAATGCCGGCGCAACGGTTATCAAGGACGAAGTGGTCCTGCGTGCACCGCAGAGTTCGGGACGGTTGAAGCGGGCGGTTTATCAGAAGCATATTGATGAGCGCTCGGGTGAGACCAATCAAACGTACTTTGTCGGGGTACGTCAGGGAACAAAAACCGCTGCAGGCAGGAAGGATCTCGCGAACGACGCCTTTTACTGGCGCTTCGTTGAATACGGCACCTCGAAGAAGCCGGCGGAACCGTTCATCCGGCCGGCATGGGAGTCGCGCAGCCTCGATGCCGTTGAGGCGATGCGTGAGCGGCTGCGAGAGAAGGTCACGGAGGCTATCGCGGAGATGATTCGATGATTGACGATCTTGTATTCGGTGCGCTGCGCACATTGGTTGCGAACGGCGACGGCACGTCTCGGGTCTTTCCGGACATTGCGCCGCAGAACACAGCGCGTCCCTACATTACGTATCAGTCGGTCGGTGGTCGTCCCACGGCGACACTTGATGGTGTCGATGCGACGCGCAATAGCCGCATGCAGATCAACGTATGGGCCGACAGGCGAAAAGACGTGTCGGTCACGATGGAAGCTGTGATCGGTGCGTTGTGTGGCGACACGATCGGCGCGGTCCCCTTGGGTGAGCCCGTCAGCCTCTTTGAAGAGGATACGAAGCTGCGCGGCTCGACGCTTGATTTTTCCATCTGGTACCGACCCTGATCACACGTCGGCTTTTAGTCACTGGCTACCTTCGGGTGGCCTTCTTTATCTGGAGAGTTGTATGGGCATCGCAATCTCGGCTCAAAAATCGAAGCTGGAGGTCGGCACGACCGACGCCGTCCCGGTCTGGACGAAGATCGGCGGATTCAAGTCGTATAACGGTATGGACGGCAGTGCATCGGATATCGACACGACCGATCTCGACAGCGAGGCAAAGGAGTTCATGCCGGGCCTGCAGGACTTTGGTGCGTTCAACTTCGAGGTGAACGCCAATCGCACGGACGCCGGCCAATTGGCCCTTGAGGCGGCTCGTACCGCGCAGCAGGTGATCCCGTTCCGTTTGACGCTTCCCGATGGCAGCGTGGGCGCATGGAAGGGCTACGTCAAGACTACGCCGCTGCAGGGCGGTGTCGATGCCGTGCTGACCAGCAGCGTGACGACGAAGATCTCGGGCAAAGTGACCTGGACCAGGGGAGGTGCCGCGTGAGCAACGGAATCCTGAGCGCTGCCGCGATCCTCGCAGCGGCCGACCTGAAGTTCGAAGATGTCGCTGTGCCGGAATGGGGCGGTGCGGTTCGTATCGCGGTGATGTCCGGTCTCGCCCGGGATGACTTCATGACCCGCAGCGATGACGGATACAGCAATTTCCAGGCGCGTCTGCTGATGGCAACGGCGGTCGACGAAAACGGCGTCCGTCTGTTCAGTGCGGACCAGCTCATCGCACTGCAGGGCAAGAACAAGGATGTGCTCGACCGCCTCACTGAGGCTGCAATGCGCGTCAATGGCATGGGGCAGGCCGCGCAGGAGAGCATCGCAAAAAACTCCGAAGCCGTGGCGAACGGCGCTTCTGGTTCCGGCTCGCCGGGCACCTCGGCAAGTCAGTAAGGCAGGCGCAGGCAGAGATCGATTCGTATGAGTTCGCCGAATGGCTTGAGTTCTCCGAACTGGAGCCATTCGGCGGCCCGTATGACGATCTGCGCGCGGGCACGATCGCCTCGGCTATCTACAACGTCAACCGTAATACCCAGAAGCGCTCCGAGCCATTCGGGCCGCTTGAGTTCATGCCGTGGGCGCGCGAGCGTGTTGCGGCCAATGACGATCCCGTCGAGCTCGACGACGACAAGGCGCAGTCAGACCTGATCCGCGCTGTAATCTTTGGAGTGACACCACAATGAGCGATGTAATTGGTCGCGGCGTCATCGAGGTTCAGGCCGACGCCTCGAAGCTCAAATCGGGGATGAGCGATGCGGAAGGCGCGGTCAGGAAATTCGAGGCCACCGCCACGCAGTCGTCGCAGAAGTCGGCTGCGGCACTTGGCGCAATCGCCGAGGCAGCGTCGTCCGGATCGAAGACGAGCGAGCAGGCGATCCGCAATTTCATGTCGTCGCTTGAGCGGCAGACGGTTCAGGTGACGCAGGGCAAGGCGGCCTGGATGGAGATGCGTGCGGCGCAGCTCGGCGTGTCGCAGAGCGCGGCGCCGTTCATCGACCAGATGAAGAAGGCCGGCGAGTCGACGCATGAATTCGGCCTGCAGACGGCCGGGGCGCGTCGTGAGTTGCTTGTGCTTGCGCACGAAGCCGCGCAGGGCAACTGGAAGAATTTCGGTGGCTCGCTGATGGTGATGGGCGAGAAGGTCGATGTGCTTTCAAAGGTACTTTCTCCGGCGGGCATCGGTGTCGGTCTGCTGTCGGCTGCCGTTGCCGCCTTTGCTTTTGCCGCCTACAAGGGTTCGCAGGAGTCGGCACGCCTTGATGCTGCGCTGTTCAATACCGGAGGATACGCGGGCCGCACGGCCGGGCAGATCGACCAGGTGGCGGTTTCGCTTGGCAGCATGTATGGCGGTGTCACGAAGGCGCAGAAAGTGCTGGCTTCGCTGATCGAGACGGGCAGGTTTAGCGGCGACACGCTGAATGCGGTTGCGGCATCTGTTTTGTCGATGTCGCAGGCGACCGGCGAGGATACCGACAAGGTAGTCGAACAGTACGCGCGTATGGCGGACGGCGTTGCGAAATGGGCCGAGCAGCAGAACCAGCAATATCACTTCCTGACGCTCGCGACCTATGACCACATCAAGGCGCTGGAGGAAATGGGGGAGAAGGGCGCGGCGGAGAAGGTGGTTGCCGATTCCCTGACCGATGCCCTTGGCAGGCAGCATCAGCAGCTCGGCTGGTTGCCGGCCGCGTGGCATGCAGTCGGCGACGCTGCTGCGTCGGCCTGGCGTCAGATGATGAATTTCGGCAAACCGGACACGCCCGAGGGCCAGCTTGTCCAGTTGAACGCGGATCTGGAAGAGCAGCGGCGCATCCTCGCCAATGGCGGCACCGTCTCGATGAACGGCCAGGATGTGAACCTTGGCACGGATGTCGTGAAGAAGAACATTGCGGATCTGGAAGCGAAGATCCGCAACCAGCAGGCTTTCAACGACAACGAACGGAGGTTCGCCGCGCAGCAGGCCGAGCGGGACAAGGTGCATCAGGCCGCAATCGACGCGAGCAACGAGCTCGACAAAAGCCTGGAGTTGCTCGACAAGGATTACGCCAAGAGCGCCGCGCTGCGCAAGCTCTATCAGCAGTTTGCAGCGCTGAAACACGAGTACGAAGCGACGGGCGAAATGTCGTCGAAGTATCGGGGCGTTTCGTTCAATGCGCACACCGGCGAGTTCAGCGGTGGTCTCTATGACAAGGCGGTCGCCGATATCAACGACCGGTACAAGGCGCGGGAGCCGAAGCATCAGAAGGCGTACACCGACGATGCCGCGACCCGCATGCTGCAGTCGCTGCGCGAAGAGGACGCCGCCATGCGCGCGCAGCTCGCGACCACCGACAAGCTGACGAATGCCCAGCGCGAACTGGAGAAATTCAATCAGCAGATCGCTGATCTGAAGGGTAAGGACCAGCTCACTGCTGACCAGAAGAGCCTGCTCGCGAGCCAGGACGCAATCAAGGCGCAGCTCCAGAAGAATGTCGCAACCGAGCGCGAACTGCAGCAGAAGCAGGCGTTGGCGAAGCTCGACGAGCGCTCGGCTGAAGTAATGCGTCAGATTGCGCAGTATCGCGCCGACCAGGCAGACGGCTACCAGCGATCGCTGGGCGTGGTAGGTATGGGCACGCAGGCGCAGCAGCAGGCGCAGGCGCTGAACCAGATCCAGAAGGAATACCAGCGCTACCTCGACCGGCTGACGAAGGAGACGCCGAAAGACCTGCTCGGCTCGGCGACGTTCAAGGCCGACGCCGCGAAGATCGGGGCCGCCATGCAGGATTCGCTGAAGGCGGCGAACGACTACTACGACGCGTTGCGCGCGAAGCAGGCGGACTGGCGAAACGGTGCAACGGAGGCATTCGCGGACTATCGCGACAGCGCTGCGAACATGCTGGAACAGACGAAGGGGCTTTTTAACGACGTATTCAAGGGCATGGAAGACGCGATCGTCAACTTCGCGATGACGGGCAAGCTGAACGTGAAAGATATGGTTAACAGCATCATCGCCGATTACGTGCGCATGCAGGCACGTACCGCGATCTCGGCGGGCCTCGGCTGGTTGCAGTCGACGGCATCGGGTTTCTTCACTGCCGGCCATGCGGACGGCGGCCTTATCACGGGGCCGGGTACCGGGCGCAGCGACAGCATCAATGCGCGGCTCTCGAATGGTGAATTCGTCGTCAACGCCGCAGCGGTGGCGCAACCTGGTATGCGGGCGATGCTTGAGCATATCAACGGTGGGTCGCGCGCAGACGGATGGCAGCGTTTCGCAGATGGCGGCTATGTCGGGGCGAGTGTTGCGTCGACGGCGGCAGCGTCGCGCGGTGGCGACACGCTCAATGTCCAGTTGCAGGGCAACGCGCAGACGTCGACCGGCGGTGGGTTTTCGCCGGCGGATATCGCGTCGCTCAAGCAGTTGCTCGGCGGATGGATGGACAAGCGCCTGGCTGAGCGGATGGGCGGACAGGGCGGCTACGCGTACCAGATGCGAAATGGGCAGATCCGATAATGCAGACACCCGCGCAGACATTTGCATGGGCGCCCGCGCCCGAAGCGCAGGGCGACACGACGTTCGCCGTGCGCAAAGCAGCTTTTGGCGACGGCTATACGCAGTCCGTTGCCGATGGCATCAACAACCGGTCTGAGTCGTGGCCTCTCACGTTCGTGGGCGACTACACGAAGATCTCGGCGATCAAGGCGTTTCTCGACGGCATGCAGGGTTACAGGGCGTTCTACTGGACGCCGCCCATGGGCGCGCAGGCGCTCTTCAGGTGCGAGAAATATAGCCGCGTGGTGCACACCGGAACGGTGTACACGCTGACCGCGACGTTTGAACAATCCTTTGCTCCCTGATATGGCTAATCTCCAGAAAACCAGTCTCGGCGTCGCTCCGGATGGCGCGGGCGGCGACGACGCACGCACGGCCTTTTCGAAGGGCAATGCAAACGTCGATGTGATCAGTACCCAGGTGGCACTGACCAGCAGCGCGACGGTCACGAATGCCCAGGCGCTGACCAGCGCGCATACCGGCAAGCGCGTGAACATCGCACTGTCGGACGATGGTGTCATCACCATGCCGGTAGTGTCGACGTGTGCGGCGGACCAGGTGATCCTTCTGCGCAATCTCGGCCCGGCCGTCGCGACGTTGGCACCGACTGACAGGTCAGGCGATACGGTTGCACTATCCCAGCTCAACCCCGGCGAGTCTGTCCTTATGGATTGTGACGGCGTGCACGCGTGGGGCGTGCTGATGCGCGGCCGGGTGAATGGCGACAACGAAGTGGTCACCGGGATGCTCTCTGTCGGTGCGTCACTAAGCGTTGGTAGCGTCGTGTCCGGGACGTCGCGAGTTGCAGCTGCGACCATCTCGGAGACCGGCGTGTACTCGGGTCCGGGCGCGGGTTACTCGGGCGATGTGACGGTCGGTGGAACGCTTGGCGTGACGGGGGCTGTGACACTCGCGGGGGCGCTTGGCGTTACGGGTGCGGCGACGTTCGCCGCCAGGCCGACCTTCGGTGGCAACACGCCATGGGATACCGGCAACCTTCCGGCGTCGGTTGCAGGTGGCGTACTCACTTTTACCAATCGGCCCAAGTTTGGAACCGCAACGCCCTGGGATAGCGCGAACTTTAACCCTGGCGCGTACGCGACCATAGGTGGGGCTTCTTTCACTGGGGCGGTCTATGCACCGGTCGTGACGACGCGCGGTGGGGCGATGAACGCCAGTACCTACAACATTGGGAACGGTGGTGTTCTCATCATGTACGAAGCCAGTCCGGGGACCGGGACAATCGGATTCCGTACGGGCGGCGACGGCAGATACTTTTCGCTCGATTCAGGCGGTAACGGAAACGCGCTCAATGGCTCCTGGATCAACGGTTCCGACGCGAGCCTCAAGCAGAACATCGCGACTATCGAGGGCGCTCTTGAGATGGTCAATCGCCTGCGTGGTGTGTATTACGAGAAGAAGGGCGATCCGGAAAAGCGGCAGATCGGCGTTATCGCGCAGGAGGTGCGGGAGGTGTTCCCCGAGGCTGTTCACGAAGTGAACCAGGACGGTCTGTTGGGTGTGGCGTACGGCAACCTGGTGGGGCCGCTGATCGAAGCGATCAAGGAACTCACGGTGCGCGTGTGGGCGCTTGAGGGGAAGCACGAATGACTATCACCTCCGATATCCAGCAACTGGAGCCGGGCGCACTCGTCGAACTGTTCGAAGTGGACTGCACGGCCATTGGCGGCGACCTGCTGCGCTTTCATGGACACCTGCAGCAGGGCTCCATCTGGTGGCAGGGCAATGAGTTCAAGCCATGGCCGATCACGGCGAGCGGGTTCGAGAAAACCGGCACCGCGCAGCAGCCGTCGCCGACGCTTGCGGTCGGCAACGTCGACGGCGCGATCTCGGCGCTTTGCATCTACCTGAAGGATCTTGTCGGCGCGAAGGTGATGCGCCGTCGCACGCTCGGTCAATACCTCGATGCGGTCAATTTCGCCGCCGGTAACCCGACTGCGGATCCGGCCGAGGAAATGCCGCCCGAGCTCTGGTACATCGAGCAGAAGAGCAGCGAGACCAGCGTCGAGGTCGAATTCACGCTGTCATCGGCGCTTGATCTCAACGGCCAGCAGTTGCCCGGCCGGCAGATCGTCGCGAACGTGTGCCAGTGGCTCGCGAAGGGCGGGTATCGCGGACCTTACTGCGGCTATACGCGCGTGAGCGCTCCATTGTCCTGCCCGACTTCGCACGTAGTGACGACTGGTGGGTGGGCGGCGGTGACCTGTACATGCAGCATTACGCTGAGGCGAGCTTCGTGCCTGTTGCAGGTGGCGTTGCAGACATCCGGGTCGGAGACGTGATTGTGATGCAGGTGCGCGCGCCCGTGCCGAATCACGCGGGTGTGTACATCGGCGATGGCCTGATGCTGCATCACCTTTACAACCGTCTTTCGAGTCGCGACGTCTACGGCGGCTACTGGCAGGAATGCACGCGCATTGTGCTGCGTCATCCCGGTTGATTGAATCAAAAGTCTGTTGATCAAAAATAAGGGTGCATAGTGCCGCGACCGGTTGCGTAGGATCCAGCCCGCAACTGCGCTTGCTGCTTCGCGGAAGCTAGTAGATGTTCAAGTTGCGGAGCCTCGAATTGCAAGGACCGCAGGCCGGGCGGAGGTTGAGATAGTGGTGCATACAGGCTTGTTGCAAAAGGTCCAAGGCTGCCGCTTCCTTAAATACCGAGTAATAGATGGTGCCGACGTTGTTCAACGTGTAGCGTCCCTGTCGGTTGGTTGTCGGGGGCGGTCCGTCGCCTTGCGCATTGGTGGCGGTGCCGCCGACGCTTTGGGCGTATGTTTCGAGCGCGAGGCTATTCTTGCGTCCTTTCGGTGGGCCGTTGGTCAGCCCGAGGCCTCGGAAGACACGAGCAATGGCAGCGTCACCGCCCCCATCCTGGGCCTTCTGGTGGTCAATCGTCAGGGTCCGCAAGGGCATTATCAATCCGCATTGCCGACAACTGGTGGAGTCTAGCTGCTGCCACATCGATCCATGCGTTTTGTGATTGATCTCGAACAGACGTTCCTTGACATCGTATGCCGCCTGCCAGTGGGGCGATTGCTTTACATTGCTGTATGTCGATGCGGTATATCCCCGGTTGTTACCGAAGAAGTTGAAGAACGCCTGAATATGTGTGGTCGTAATGCTTGCCAGAACCTGTGAAGAGCTTACCTTGAACAGGTCTAGCTGCAGTATGGCGTTACGGATGCTGTTGGTCGTTACTTTGACTACGTGGCCATTCAACTGTTTCGGGACGCCATCCTCGAGAAAATGGGCCTTGATGTACGGATTGGCTACTGCCGCGTTGATGAACTGTTGCAGCATAAGTCCTCCGCTTTCTCGCGCGTGACGAATCTGTGTAATCGGACCAAGGATAACGTGCGCCAAGGGCAGTTGGAATGCCCGCGAAACGCGACTTCAAGTGGAATCTAGAACGCCTTTTTACCAAATCATACAACAGCGTAAATGTTCATTCAGGCATGGTGAGGCGTGCGGCAATCTCCCCCTCGAATGTGGCACGGGCTTTGCGCGTTCACGCGCACGGAGGGTGCCGGCTTCCTATGCAACTTTATCGCTACTCAACAAAGTCACTTTGAACCCGCTGCGTGCGGGTTTTTTTACGTCCGGACCATGACAGAAAAACTTCGAACCATCCGGCTGTACGGAAAACTGGGTGCGCGGTTCGGGCGCGTGCATCGGCTTGCGGTATCCAGTGTCGCCGAGGCGGTACGTGCGCTGCGCGTGTTGCTGCCCGGCTTCGAGCTCGAACTGATGTCGTCCCGGGATCGTGGCATTGCGTATGCCGTGTTTGCCGGCAAGCGCAATCTGAATGCCGACCAGTTGGGCCAGCCGGTCGGCGACGACGACATCCGCATCGCTCCAGTCCTGCAGGGTGCGAAGAGTGGCGGACTCTTCACGTCGATCCTTGGCGCCGTGGTGATTGCCGTGTCGGCCGTGGGGAGCTATTTCGCACCGGGTAATCCCATCAGCGCGTACGGCTTCCAGTTCGGCGCCGCGCTGATGCTTGGCGGTGTCGCACAGATGCTCTCGCCTCAACAACGGGGCCTGTCGACGAAGGACAGCCCCAACAACGGCGCCTCGTACAACTTCAATGGGCCGGTTAACACCACCGCGCAGGGCAATCCGGTGCCGTTGTTGTACGGTCGGATGGTGGTGGGGTCGGCGGTCATTTCCGCAGGCATTTACGCGAGCGATCAGGTATGAGAGACATCGTCGGGGCGAAGGGCGGCGGGAGCAGCAGCTCGGGCAGTGAATCGCCCGACAGCCTGCATAGCACTGCCTATGCAAAGGTACTCGATCTGGTCTCGGAGGGCGAGATCCGCGGCCTCGTCAACGGCCTGCAATCGGTCTACCTCGATAACACACCCATTCTCAACCCGGACGGGTCGAGCAACTTCAGCGGCTACACAGTCGACTATCGCTGGGGCACGCAGGATCAGGATTACCTGCCGGGCTTTCCGTCTGTGGAAAGCGAGCATGCGGTCGGCGTCGAGTTGAAGTCGACGGCGCCGTGGGTACGTGCCATCGCAGATTTGCAGCTCTCAGCCGTACGGATCCGGCTGGCCGTGCCGCAACTGCAGAAGACCGACACGGCGACGGGCGACATCAAGGGCTATCGCATTGAATACGCAATTGACCTGTCGACGGACGGTGGAGGATTCCAGCAGGTTTTGACCGGCGCGTTCGACGGCAAGACCACGTCGCTCTATGAGCGCAGCATCCGCATCGAACTGCCGAGGGCAACGGCGGGCTGGTCTATCCGTGTACGGCGTCTCACGCCGAACGCAAACAGCACGGTCATTGCCGACACGACGAACATCGAGGCGATCACCGAGATCATCGACGCGAAGCTGCGTTACCCGATGAGCGCGATCGTCGGCCTGAAGGTCGACGCCTCGCAGTTCCAGTCGGTGCCGACACGGTCATTCGACCTGTACGGTCGTGTCATTCGCGTGCCGGCGAACTATGACGCCACCTCGCGCAACTATTCGGGTGTGTGGGACGGTACGTTCAAGCTCGCCTGGACAGACAATCCCGCATGGGTCTTTTATGACCTGGTGCTGAACGACCGGTACGGTCTGGGCGCCGTCGTCAACGCATCGCAGATCGACAAGTGGTCGCTGTACCAGATCGCGCAATATTGCGACGTGCTGGTGTCGGACGGCAAGGGCGGTCTGGAGCCGCGCTTTGCGTGCAACGTCTACATCCAGTCGCAGACGGACGCTTACAAGGTGCCGCAGGATCTTGCGGGCATCTTTCGCGGCATAGCTTACTGGGTGGCCGGCAATGTCGTTGCGGTGGCCGATATGCCGCGCGATCCGGCCTATGTGTACACGGCGGCGAACGTGGTTGGCGGTAGCTTCAAATATGTCGGCAGCACGCGCAAGACCCGTTACACCGTTGCGCTGGTGTCCTGGAACGATCCATCGGACCTGTACAAACAGAAGGTCGAGTATGTCGAGGACGCGGATGGGATCTCGCGATACGGGGTTCAGAAGACCGATATCTCGGCGTTTGGCTGCACGTCGCAGGGACAGGCGCAGCGTGTCGGCCAGTGGGCGCTGCTGACGTCCCGGCTGGAGACTGAGACGGTGACGTTTCAGGTCGGGCTTGACGGCACCATTGCGGCGCCCGGCCAGATCGTGGCGATCGCGGATCCAGCCCGCGCGGGTCGCCGAACGGGCGGGCGGATCCGTGCCGTGGACGGGCGCAAAGTGACTTTGGACCAGGCGTCGGTCATGGTTGCCGGCGACACGCTAACCGTCATCCTTCCTAGCGGCCTTGCTGAGAAACGCTCCATCAAGACCGTTAGCGGTAACGAGGTGACGGTCAGCGCCGACTGGTCGGTGGCGCCGTCGCCCGAAGCGATCTGGATGGTGGAGGGCGCCGACGTTGTCGCGCAGTTGTTCCGGGTCGCGTCAGTAAGCGAGCAGGATGGTCTGATCTTCGAGATCTCGGCCACGCAGCATGAACCGGGCAAGTTCGACGCGATCGACAATGGCACGCGGATCGACGCGCGGCCCGTGACCGTTATCCCTCCGTCCGTGCAGCCGCCGCCGTCAAATGTGCGCCTGTCGACCTACAACGTGATCGATCAGGGTATCGCCAAAACGGTAATGACGATCGCGTGGGACGCGGCTGACAAGGCAATCGCGTACCTGCCCGAATGGCGTAAGGACAACGGCGAGTGGGTGAGCGTGCCGCGCACCGGCTCGCTCAGTGTCGAGGTGTCCGGCATCTATCAGGGCGCCTACGTCGCGCGGGTGCGCGCGGTCAATGCGCTCGACGTGACCTCGATCCCGGCCTGGTCGGTCGAGACGCAACTGCAGGGCAAGACCAGCCCGCCTCCGGCTGTAACTTTCCTGCGCACGCAGCCGCTTGTGTTTGCGATCCGGATCGATTGGGGTTTCCCTGCTGGCGCGGACGATACGCAGCGCACCGAGGTCTGGTACAGCAGGACGCCTGACCGGGCAGATGCGAACAAGCTGTCGGACTACGCGTATCCGCAGGCGACGACGACGTACCAGGGGCTTGCTGCTGGGCAGTCGTTCTTCTTCTGGGCGCGGCTTGTCGACCGCTCCGGAAACATCGGCCCGTGGTATCCGGCCGGTGCCGGCGTGAACGGACAGAGTAGCTCGGACGAAAGCGATTATGAGAGGTACTTCGCCGGCACGATCACGAAGAGCGCGCTCGGCACGGATCTGCTCGGTGCGATCGAGAGTGTCGAAAACGTGGGTGACCAGCTCACGCACCTGGCCGACCAGATGGATGCTGTGCAGCAGGATGTAGCGCGCGTCGATGGGATAGTGGCGCGGTTCAATCCGCCGATGGCCGGATCAACCGCGGATCTCGCGGGCAACTCGGCACGGATGGCAGGCGTCTGGTCCGAGCAGGCCGCGCGTGCAGAGGCCGACATGGCGGTCGCGCAGCGTGTCGATAACGTCGCGGCGGTGGCCGGCAATGCGTCGGCACTGGTGAAGCAGGAGACCAATGCTCGCGTAACAGCCGATAAGGCGATGGCGTCGCAGATCACGACTGTACAGGCCAAGGTCGCGGATAACGAGGCGGCGGTCCAGACGGTTGCACAGTCCTACGCCGACCTGAACGGCCGCGTGAGTGCGTCATACAGCATCAAGACGCAGATCACGGCCAACGGCAAGACCTACATCGCCGGTATCGGCATCGGTGTCGATAACAGCAGCGGGGTAGTCGAGTCTCAGGTGCTGGTCGCGGCGAGCCGCTTTGCCGTGCTCGATCCGAACGGCACCACGGTGACAGCGCCTTTCGTGATCCAGGGCGGGCAGGTGTTCATCTCGCAGGCGCTGATCGGTACTGGCTGGATCCAGAACGCGATGATCGGTGACGTGATCCAGTCGACGTCGGTGGGTGCAAACGGACAGCCCCGCTGGCGGCTCGACAAGAATGGCACGCTCACGATGAACGGCGCGAATGGCGGCAACGGCTATCTCACGCTGAACGACTCGACGCTGCTGGTCTTCGATGGCAATGGCACCTTACGTGTCCGTTTGGGGCTCTGGTGATGACGGCGGGTCTGCAGATTTTCGATGCGCGCGGAAACGTCGTGTTCGACGCGACATACCGTGTGTTGCGTATCGCCGGAAGCGTCTACATCAACGGGGGCGGCGGCAGTCTTGTCGACGGTCGCCTCGCGCAGGGTGGTTTTGTGTCGTTCCAGCCTGACGTGACGTGTGGCGACGGGTATTTGTCCGGAGGCGTGATCACGCCGCGTTTTTCGATCTCGGGCAGCACGCTGACGTGGTCGTATGCCGACAGGCACAACAACTACGACATTGTTCAGTCCGGTTTTGTTTTTTATGGAGGGAGCTAATGACGGCGGGGTTTCAGGCATGGACCGATTCCGGTCTGGTGCAGATCGACGGAACCACGCCGAACTATGCACTGCGTCAGAGCTTCAATGTGGGGACCAATGGCGGCGATATGCCTGCGGGCAAGTCGAACAGCGGCAACCAGTACACGCTCAGGGCGAACATCGTGGACTTTACGGTCTACGCCGCGACACCGCTGATCGTGCTGTACAGCCCCAACGCGTACGCGACGATCCTGCGATGTATCCGGCAGGAAGCGAACACATGGGCCGTTCGGTTGTGGTCGAACAACTCGGCAACGATCGGCGTGTACGTCTTCGACCAGGCATCCGCTGCCGTGCCTTCTGGACCCGGTTTCGGGCTGCAGGTCTTCGACGCAAATGGGACGCTCATCGCGGATGCGCGTCAGCGACTTGCCAGGGTGATCGACACGCGGGCGGGCAACATCAACAACGCAGGAGCGGGTTTCGGTCAGTGGGGGCAGGTCGATCAGCGTTCGTACTCCTGGTCATATCCGGGTGTGAGCAAGATTGGTGTCGCGGCGATCGGCACGGCGTTCGTATCCAGTCCGACCGGCGGTAGCAACAGCGGCTGGTACAACATGAGTGGACTCCAGACGACCGGCAACACGATTAACCTGAACTATGCGTACTACCAGCAGGGCAACACGTCCCACCCTGGCAACAACAACTGCTTTGGTTCTCAGTACGACTGGCGATTCATGGCCGTTGACCTGAGCAATATCTGATCTGGAGAACACCATGCCTTTAAAGAAGGATTACGTAACGCCGGCGACCGGCGCAACGGCGAACTATCACGTCGCGCAGATCGTCACGCTCGATGCGATCGGCAAAAACACCTCTGTGTCGGTGGCCTCGTTTCTGAATGACGCAACGTATGCAGCCGGCAAGGCGCCGCTCTACACACAACTGATTGTCGTCACCGGTCTGCCGGTCGACGGCAAAGACGCCTTCGCGTTCTCCGAGCAGCAACTCGCCGCAGAGCAACCGGAGAGCGACCCGACGCCGATGTTCGCAAACCGGTACACGTTCGCGGATGCCGAGATCGTCGAATAACAGGATATACGCGTACATCGCGGGCCGCCTTCGGGCGGCTTTTTTTATGGCTGCTTTCAAAGCGGCTTTTTATCGGGGATCCCATGTCTGCAGTGCATCACCCTCCTGACTCCCGTCGTACCTGGTTCGACGGAACCATCAACATCCCGACCGTGATCTCGGTCATCGGAGCGGCGGTCGGCGCGACCGTGTTCTGTGTCGGGCTCTACAACAACGTCGCCGAGCGCGTGCTGATTCTTGAGGAGCACGACCGTCAGCAGGAAATTCACTTCCAGGGCATCGAGCGGGACCAGGCCGCGCTGCGCAGCGACGTGAAGGACCAGTTGAAGGGCATCAGCTCTGACATCAAGGACACCAACCTGAAGCTCGACCAGCTCCTCTATAACCGCGCCGGTCCCCGACCCGAGCCCAAAGGATGGATCCGATGAAACTGAAACTTACGCTGGCCGATGGCTGGCAACGCCTGCACATGCGCGGCAGCGTGATCCTGTCGACTGCACTTGCGGCCGTCTCCGCCTTTGGTCCGGTCATTCGTGACGCGTGGCGCAACGTTCCAGACGATCTGAAGGCCATCATTCCGGCCCACGCACAGCAGGCGATCGCGTACGCGATCCTGTTCGCGTCGATCGTCGCGGTGCGGTACACGGCAATCCGCCGCGTGCCGAAGGAGGGCGTCGATGACGGTCATCAGTAGTGGCGCCGCTGGCGGGACGCAGGTCGTCGCATTCATGGACATGCTTGCGGTGGCCGAGGGAACGGGCACAAGCCCGATCACGCGATGCGACGGCTACGACGTCATTGTCACCGGCGTCGACGGCCGACACCGTTTCGACGATTTCTCAACGCACCCATTCGCGAACGGGAGGTCGTCGATCGTCGTGAACAGCAAGGGGCTCACGTCGAATGCATCCGGCCGGTACCAGCACATGCTGAAGGACTGGCCGCACTACCGCGATCTGCTGCGCCTGCGTGACTTCGGCCCCCTGTCGCAGGATCGGTGGTGCATCCAGTTGCTGAAGGAACGACGCGCAATCCAGCCGCTGCTCGACGGCGATCTCGCCACCGCGATAGCGCGATGCACAAACATCTGGGCCTCTCTGCCCGGCAACAACTATGGGCAGCCTCAACACACGTTCGACATGTTGCGTGCTGCCTTCATTCTCAACGGAGGAAATCCATGCTGACCGCTGTTTTCAATTCCGCGTGGCCCGTGATCGTTGCAGCTGTTGTCGCTGTGGGTGGCGTGATCTACGCATTCGTGAAAGGCCGGGTGGCCGATACACAGGCCGCGCGATCTGCGCAGCAGGTTGCAGAAGCCCAGACCGTCGCCGCTCAGGCGAAGACTGAAACCGCTGAGGTGCGCGATGCCGAGGCACAGGCGAACACGGCGGCCGCGCAAGCGGCTGCGCAGGCCGTAAAGGAGAGAACCGATGTGGAAAACGTCATTAGCGCTTTGCCTGCTGGTGGCGCTCAGCAGCGGCTGCTCGACCAGTGGTCGCGTGGCGACGGCGCCGAGCGCGCAGCCGGAGGTGCAGGTCAGAACCCGGATCATTGACACCGGATGCGACTGGACGCGGCCGATCTACGTAAGCGCACTGGACGTGCTGACCGATGCCACCGCGCAGGCGATTCTGGCGCATGACGAAGCCGGCGCCGCGCATTGCGGTTGGGCGCGCAGATCGAAATAAAAAGACGCCCGCTCGAAAGAGCGGGCGCAAGCGTTCGGGGATCCAGTCTGAACGCGAACGCCATGGTAGGGCGGTGGCGCACGCTCGGACAGCATGAAATCGTCCGGCGTCCATTCATCTCTCGTCGCGTTCATTTTTCTTGCCGCGATATCGCACTGACGGCAAATGACCACCCGCCTCACTCGCGCGGATGGTCTCCTGGACCAGCTTGACCTGAAGCGCGATCAGCGGCGAGGCGTGGTCGACCGGCACCTGAGAAATCGATCGCACTTCCTTGACGCTGGCGTCGACGAGGGAGCGCATCCGCATCAGCATCTGGCGTTGATGCTGGATCTCAAGGATCAGACGTTCGATGTCTTCGTTGCTTCGATGCTCATGCCAGAGCACACGCAACTCGGTCAGCGAAGGGGGAACGAAGGCGGGCAGGTTCACGGCATTGGCAGCAAAAAATATCACTGTGTAAACAGACAGTGTTTTGCTGTGACGTGGTACGTCCCTCAAATTGCAGTTCAGCACCAAAGTTACTTTGATCGCGTTTTGTGACGCGGGAGAAGACAGGGCGGCCGGGTTGATGTTAGAGCATCTTCCCGGCCGCCTTTCCACTGAAGCAGCCAGTGAATTAGCCAAGGCCCTGACACCTACCGGTAGGCGGGGCGAATTCTAACAAATTCCCAACAAGGCAATCCACATATGGCAACACCCATCATTCCATGGATCGGCGGCAAGCGCCGCCTCGCGGATCACATCATCCCGCGCTTTCCGGCACATGAGTGCTACGTCGAGGTGTTCGCTGGCGGGGCCGCGCTTTACTTCATGCGCCCGCCGGCAAAGGTTGAAGTGATCAACGACATCAACGGCGAGCTGGTGAACCTGTACCGCGTCGTGCAGCACCACCTCGAGGAGTTCGTGCGCCAGTTTAAATGGGCGCTGTCGAGCCGGCAGGTGTTCAAGTGGCTGCAGGACACGGTCCCGGAAACGCTCACCGATATCCAGCGCGCGGCACGGTTCTACTACCTGCAGCAGAACTGCTTTGGCGGGAAGCTGGAGGGGCAATCATTCGGCACGGCGACGACGACGCCACCAGGCCTGAATCTGTTACGGCTCGAAGAGACCCTGTCGGCCGCGCACCTACGGCTGTCCAGCACGTTCGTTGAGCGGCTCGACTGGAAGACCTGCATCGACAAGTATGACCGGCCGCACACGCTGTTCTATCTCGATCCGCCATATTGGGAGACGGAAGGTTACGGCGTGCCGTTTCCTTACGCCGAATACGTCGAGATGGCGTCGCGACTTCGGTCGCTGAAGGGCCGGGCGATCGTCAGCCTGAATGACCATCCGGATATCCGGCGGGCATTCGAGGGCTTTCACATTGAGGCATTGGACGTCAAATACACCGTTGGCGGTGGTGGCCGTGAGGCTGCTCGGAAGGAGGTGATTATTTTCAGTTGGAACGATGCTGCACAACCGGCGGGTCTTTTCTAGTCGCTAATCGGTCCATGTGATCGTAAATGACACGCGCAATGCAAATTGGGTAGACGCACTGGACTAAAACGGTAAATATCTTGGTTGCATGCTGATTGAATAATCTGAATATGCATAATGAATTATATACTTACATAAATATTTTGTAACAATTACATTAACATTATTATTAATTGATCAGTTACTCTCATCAGGCACCTATTCGTGGTGCTTTCAATCTTGGAGCATAAAAAATGCAAAGCCCGAAAGTTATCCTGATCAAGAAAAAGCGTACGTTCATTCTGGCTCAAGCAAAGCCGTATCTTTGATTAGGTACATGCTCAACGACTAAAGTCTTTGATTAGTCGGGGGACGCTGGAGCGTAAGAATTAGTGCTCCAGCGTGTCTCTACAAAACAGAGAGACGTCTGTAATACATTTTCCTAAGAATCGAGTAATATATTTCTCAAAAGCACCTGTGACCTTCTGCCGAACACCATGAGGCGAAATCGAGAGGATTGGGTGCTTTAAAACCGTGAAATGCGGGGTCCAAAGTGAAGTTTTCAAAAATACTATTCACGGTAAATAGTTCGGGGATGCTTGTATGTATATTCGAGTCTATCATCGGATTTTCGTTTATCGCATTTGCAAGTGAATCTCTGAATAGCTCAAATGGTAGCAATCTGCTGCTGATTTTCTTCTGGGCATCATTGTTCCTATTTGAGCTTCCCACCGGTTATATCGTCGATCGATTGGGTGCCAAACTTTCAATCTTGCTTTCCCTTGCTCTGCGGGCAATTTCTTTTCTGATCTATTATAAGAGCGACGGTGGTTTGGTTTATTTGATAATTGCAAGTGTATTATCTGGTTTCGCGGTTACAGTAATGAGCGGATTGTTCTCCGCGCAGGTTATCAATTGGGCAAAGGATGAGCGCGCGGAAGTTGATGGGAAGGGAATGACAAAGTCGGGTATGCTGGTAAGAGGATCTTCTGCAATATTAGGTTCTCTGATTGGCTTCGAGATTGTTAAAAAGTTTAATATAAATTTCGTCTGGCCCATATCCATAGCTATCGTCGTTATTGCAATGGTTCACATACTGTTCCTATGGAAAAATGTAAAATCAAAAGAGACGACTGATATAAAAAGCCATTATAAGTCTAGCCTTAAACATATCCGTACTCAGCGGATATGGGGGAGCGTGACAAAAATCTCGACGATGAGGGGAATCCAGGTCGCAGTAGTAACCAACAGTACGGTCTACCTAGTTCCCGGATTAGCCAAAACACCCGATAAACTCCTGT